GCATAGGCGCGTACATTTGCCGCGTAGTAATCGGTCAATGTGAACGATGTTGGCTGTGCATCTGCACCTGTGGCTGTAGCGTTCTTTACGCTGATTGTGTGGGTGTAAGGAGCTGTTGAGCCAGTTGTAGTCACATCTCCTAGAAGTCCGCCAAGCACATAACCGAAGGTGTCTGCAAAGACCGCTCCGCCGAAGTCAAATGTGGAATGAGTACGACCCGGAATATAGTTATAGTTCTGTACCAATGATCCGCGCAAACCTGTGTCATAGAGTTCGCCAATCAAATCTACTGGCTTAAGCTTGCTTGCAACGACTGGGATAAAGTCTGTTGGAGTAACTGGTGTGCCTTTGGTTGCTTCTTTAGCAATACCCAGATAACTCCGGTGTGTATTTTGTACTGTCATTTATTCACTCTCCTAGAGTCTCGGCTGGTTTTGCCTTAGTGGTTGTGGTTGCTGAAACATCAGGTGCGCTAAAGTCACTTGATGCTTCAAATGAATCCCCTTTATTGACTGTGATAGCCAATGTAGGGAATACGCGTTCGCCTTCTCCGGTATATGTGAACTTAGCCATTTCTCTCCTTATGCCTGAATCATCTGGGTTACTGTGAATGCCATTGATGACCATGTTTCAATCGAGTTACCCTTTTGCGATAGGGGTTCGCCGTAAGTAACATCAATAACTGGTTCTGCTCCTTGCCATACCAAAGTGCCAGAGTCATCTCCGAATCTATGATCCGAACGCAATCTATCCTTTAAGTCATCAATGATAGCGTCTAAGTTGTTCATAGCATCTTCGGCATACCGCTCAAGGCTGTGGTGGAATAACTGAAGCACGATGCGGTAGTCAATACGCTTCCAACCGCTATGTGCGCCACCGACTGCAATACGAGTTTCTGTTTCAGACTCGATAAAGATAACCGCCGCGCACCGATTGACTTGGCTAGGTAGTGCATTAACCTGAAAATCTATGCGCTTTGGAAATGATGTAAATACCTGATTGATACCATCTATCGCAGGTGGAGCTATGAAAGTTGCAAGCGTACTTCTTACCTGCTTGCGGCCTACTGCCATTATCGAACCCTTCTGTAAGGTACGAGCAACTGCTTTGCGAGCGCAATCTCATCGCCTAACTTGTCCGCCTGATCTAGTCCACCGCCGGGTGCTGTGCTGATAGCCATAGCCATTGCGCTATCGCCACGAACCTTGAGGAAGGCTGTGGTAACAAGGATTGCGGCTTCTTTAACCGCAGGTGGTAGGGCGCTGATAGATACCCCAGCGTTGTGTGTGTATTGCAAAGGCGATACAAGCGGAACAGTTGTTGATCCGAATGTATAGGTAGATGCGACTGTCACATTTTCGCTATACATACCATCGTAAATCTTGAGCATTTGCCCTGCGATAAATCCGATACCGCTTGCCACAGTAATAGATGACTGGGTAGCGGTTGCGGTAGTAATTGTGGTGTTGGTATATCCGCAGACATACTGATAGTTCAGAAATACCTCTACGCGCGGGCTGGTTGGAAATCCAAACTGAAGCGGCCCTTGAGATGAGTAAGTAGTAGATGCGCTCGCGTAGGGAACGATAATCTGGCTATCTTCAATCCATGCGATTGAGCAGTCAGGAAGGCTCTGTAGCTGAGTATTCGGGTTGCCGTAGTTGAAGGCAAGGAGAGCAATAATAGGGTTGTAGCGTGGGTGAAGGCGGATAGTTCCATCTGCCTTGATACGGCTACGCTGTTGTTCTGTCTCAATGGTCGCGGCTAGTACCTGATTGCAGTAGGTATCAATCCATGAGGATGCGCGAGCAATGACATTCATTAGCTCGGAAGCCTGAACATCGGGATCTTGCGAGTTGAATACTAGGTTGTCAATATCAATAGCGGTAGGAGCGTTCTTAAATTCATCAAGGGTCAGGTAAGGAGTCGAGAACTGGGATGTAGTTGCTGTATAAGCATTAGCCATTTATTTCTCCGCACTTTGAGCATTTCTTAAAGAACGAGCCGAACCCGCACTTCTGACATGGATATCCTTCGGTGTCCGCAACGCCTGATGCGCTTGCTTCTCCCATGCCTTCTTCTTTTAACTTCCTGCGCAACTTAGGGTTATTGATTTCAAATAGCCCATCTCTGCCAGCCTTCAAAACTCTTTCGCCGTGTCGAGTTGTAATTGACAGTTCCTTCATACCTTTAGGGCCAATCATCTTGCCCATAGCCAACCTCCTGTTTATTAAGTGAGCCTTTTACCGACTTGCTCAGGTCGTGTTGCGAATTACTTAAGCGGCAACAATTCCTGAAACTACGCCGTTCCATGCTGGTGCGTAGCAGAAGAATGTTCCACGGAAGTAGGTTGAGAATTCATACGCGAACTGAGTTACAGGCCACTGGATACCCATGTAGTCCTGAACCATGATGTTCGCCCAAACATCTGACACCTCTGTGTCAGGGATTGGAAGTGTGTATGAAAGTACAGGAGCAACGCCCTGTGGCAACCACGGATGTACAACGAGATCAACAAGCTTGCCTGTGATTTCATTGTGGAGAGCGCCAATAACTGCGCCGCCGACATAATCGCCAGTTTCAGTCTGTGAAAGGTTCAAACGATAGTTCGCTGTTGAGCCATTCTTGATTGAGTCTGAGAGCTGCTTGCGGTCTGCACCATTGAGAAGAATCTCATCAGGATCACCCTTTACGCTGTCATAGAGAGAGCTAAAGACCTTCTGGAATTCAACGCCCGGATTAGATGTTGAGAATGTTGTGTTGATGTCGTTGATAGAACCTGAGTTTGGCCCAAGAACTGTAGCCAAGATTCCGTCATAGCCTGTGCTGTAAGCAGAAGTATCTGCGTTAGCGCGAGCGGCTGTGACTGTGCTTGATGTTGAGTACACGATGATATCTCCACCGCTTACTGTAGATGAACCTACGACATAAGCTGTGTTTGACTTGAATGTACCAACATACTTTGCGTTTGCTGTACCTGTTGTTGTTCCAACATACACATTGTAGCCAAGTGCGCCAACAATATCGCCGACAACAATCTTGAGAGCCTGTGATGAAGGTGTAGCAGACTGTACAGTTGAAACGATTGACTCACCAAAGCCGCTTGAAGAAATACCAGCATCTGCTGTGACATATACATAGTATGTGTTGTTAGCGATTGCTGTTGTTCCTGTAGGTGCTGTAGCAGCAGAGAGAGTTACTGTAGGAGCAGAAAGTGCGCCTGAGTATCCTGAAGCTGTACCGCGTGACATAAGCATCATGCGCTCTTCCATCAACATAGTTGCGTAGAGAGTAGATGTTGATGACAACTGGCGGAGATCCTGATATCCAAGACCAGAGAAGTTAGCATCAAAGCTTACTGCATCTGATAGTGAGTATGAGTTGTATGGAAGTACTAGATCATCTGCTGAGTAGGTGATCTTAGGGCCGCGTTCAAAGTTAATTGAACCAAATGCGGTTGTTGTTGTTTCGGTGATACCCGGCCAGATGTTAGCGTTTCCGCCTGTTCCTGTACCTGTGTAACCTGTGATGCGCTTTACGCGGTGTGATGTACCGACACCCTTCTTACGAACAATCTTGTTACGCAATGGTGTTGGGCGTGGTGTAAGGAGCTTAGCAGGTGCTTCAAGGTCGAATGCCGCGAATGATGTGCTAAGTGGTGATGTAAGCGAAATGTCCTTGACGATATCCGCTGTTGCTGTGCGCTGTGCGGCAAGAGCTGCGTTAAGCGCTCCTACTGCATCAGGTGATAGTGACTTGTTTGCTACAAGTGCTTCCATCTGTGCTGATGGGTCTTGTGCTGGAGCTTGTCCGGGTACTGAAGATGCGTTTGAGAGAGACTTGCTGAGTTCTCCAAGATATGCTTCCTGAAGTTCAGCCGCTTTCTTTGGCTCTACATCACCGAACAGGTCTGTTGCTTTAGGCATTTGTGCCATAAGTTTTGATTCCTTTTCGTTAAGTGTGTTTAGTTCTCTGTATTGACTTTAGCCTTAGCAAAGAATTCCTGTGCTAAGTCGCTATAGCCCTTACGAAGAACTGGATCGGTTGTCGCATCAGCCTTTGACTTGTAAGTTGCGGCCTTTACGAGATATTCGTTTGATACTGCCCCTTGAGCAACTGCGGTGCGCTTTGGCCCACCTGCAACTGTCTTGGTTAATGCCGTTGCTAGTTCGGTTTCAAGTTTTACCGACTTCTCTACCGCAGACTCTTTTTCTGCGCGCAAAGTGTCAATCTCGGCTTTGACCGATGCCATAGCACTCTTAACGGCTTTTTCAACCACATCTTCGATTGATGTGTCCTCTGTGGCTTCGACAGCCTCAGAAACTTCTTCTGTAACTTCTGCTACAGGTGCAACTTCTTCGGTTGCTGGTGCTTCAGTTGTTTCATCTGCATCTGCTGACTTTGTGTAGTCCACGATTTCCGCAGTTGATACATTTGCAGGAGCTACCATTGGGTTAGGGTTAGATCCTGATGGGATAGTTACCTGTGTAGCGCCGTGTGTCTCAACGACATTGTGGCAACCGCATTGAAGGCACTTGTTGAGAGCCTTATCCGCGTGAGCATCCTTGTGCATCTTGCACATCTTGGAATCGCATCCGCCATCATCTTTACAAGCCTTGCAACCTTCGCAATCGCAACCCATTGTGTCTGCCTCTGGGTCTTTGTGTGCTGACATTTCCATTGTCTCTGACATGGTTTCTCCTTCTTGTGCTTCGCCGTTGTACCAAGCCATAAGATGCTGGGCTACTTCGACTAACTGGGTTAGTGAATAGGTTTCATCTCCACTCTCGGCCATTTCTTTGGCTTCAATGACGATGAGTTCTGCTATCGCACGGCGAGCATTGTCAAATGTTGCTTGGTCGAACTTTGCAGAATCTGGGGTCAATGACTTAGCCAATTCTGTGATTAGTTTAATCGTTTCCATCTTTGACCCTTTCTTGGTCTCTTTTTTATATGTTCCGCCACGCTTCTTGTATTCGCGTACAACCCACGCATTAGCGACAGCCGATGGGTAAACATCAAACTTCTTTTTCGCTTCTGCTTTTACGCGGTTGTATAGCTCTTTGTCTGCTGGCTCTGAACCTTCTCCGCCAGCATTGATGCT